TGCTGGCGCTCCGTAAAGGAAGGAATCTTATTGCAACAACAGATCAAGTATGGGCAGCGCTAGAAGCGCAAATATCCACAGCAATGCTAGGGACTAATCCTCTGCTATATAATACTGCTGTCTTACCGCAACCTGAAATCTCTATTGACTGGCCGCCACTACCTGCACTGCAAGCTGTTGCTACAGGCGCTCTCCCTACGATTATTTCTCTTTTCGACAGAGGTGCAGAGAAAGCTGTTACTAATGCTATACCATTATGGTATGCGTTACCACCTACATTAGGTACATCTGGAGCAACATTAACGATAAGTACTACATCCCTCAATGAAACGCAATCTCTAACAATCACCGGAAGCGGAATACCACTAGTGAATGATGCATTCTGCCTGACATTAGCAGCTGGTTCAAATCAACAGTTTCAATTCTTTGCTAATTACACAGCATTATCTACAGATACGCTACACACCGCACTAGTGGGTTTAACAGCGCGAATCAATCTACTGTCCGGTATCGCAGCCGTATTAGCTGGCGTTGTTATTACTATCACAAATGATAATCAAACCGATTATGTGGCTTGGTCAGAAGTTGTTAATGTAGGCAGCTTCACTCAAGAAGGCTTCCGGTGGAATAGGGATCTTCAAATTACCGTTTGGTCACGAACTCCATCGGATCGAAGTAAATATGGAAATATATTAGAGCAGTTATTGAGTCAGCTAGAAGTAAACTATGGTTTCTTCGCTGCGGATAATTCGGCTTGCCGTGTTGTATATAAGGATGATCATGTGTGGAAAGACACACAGCTGCAAGATATGTACCGCAGAGATTTTTTAGTATCAATAGACTATCCTGTATTAAACGTTATCCCAGGTTATGTTATCGAAACAATACCGCAGACGTTTTCTAGTGATTAAGTTATACTATCTCTAGAATCCGAAGCCATGGTAAGGATTCCGCTTCAGTCTGTCGTTGAACTGTAATCACGGCCCATGGCCCTTTATTAAGTAATATAACGCATACATTAAGCAAGTCTTTACCTGCGCGCTTCTCTAAGCTATAACAGTTATAGAGGTGATTAAATGTATAGAAAATTTGAATTTACAGATTATATAGAACCAGAGCGGGTTGAAGCCGAATGGCTGAATAACCGCCCAGCAATATTGCAAGAATTAGTAGATCATGGTATTTCCAACCCACTGCCTGGATATGCCCGCGCATACTGGGAAAGTAAAGTATCGGCTGAGTGGCATAGACGCTATATGATAGAGTGGTTGTATTACAAAACAGGACGTATTGCTTTAGGGGATGTGGATGCAAAAACAGCTATTGAATGCTGTAAGATTCACTTAGAAGCTAATTTAATCAACAGTTTCGATAATTGCGATTTGGCAGAAAACTATAAGGGCGGTAAGGTTCAGCTTAAGGCAGTATTTGCTACTAATTTCTGCACTAATTGTTTAATTAAACCCATAGCAGGCTCTGAATCAACTAAATACTGCGCCCGTTGTTACCGTGAAGTTTTAAATAAATGGAGGCCATTATGAGACACTTATGGATGCTAGGAATCGGACTTCTACTAGAACTTATCTGCCTACCCGTATATGCCGAAACCCTATATGGCGGTGCTACAGCAGTTAATTTACAACCGGACACACAGCAGGACGTATACACCGGGCAATCAACTGTAGATAGAACACTGCCTATATACACCGGGCAATCGATTATAGACAGGACTTTACCAATTTATAGTGGGCAAGTAAACCAGGCAGCATATCCTCCTAGCCCACAACAGCAGGAATTACGCGCACAGACCGCTAAACGCTCCGTTCGCGCTGCGTTAGGCTTCGGCTACCGTACTAATAGCGGATTAGTTTATTTCGTAGATCAGAATTGCGACTTAATAGGACGCATCCACCCTGGTGATTATTTATTAGCCCTAGATGGTTGCAATCCTAATGAAGTGATGAATCGTAAACGAAATTTCGGAGAAGCCGGTACACTAATGCAGTGTACATTTCAGACAGTGAGCGGTAGAGTAACTCTGCCTTGCACCCGGCATCCTGTGGCATTTTTCGGACCAGAATGGCAACAGGGCCAGCGTTAATTATTTAATTTCCGGTGGTTTACATTCGGTAATTTTCTTAACAGCCATAGCACTGATAATCCCGGTGAGGGAAGCTATACAGCCGGTTAATAGAGTGTCGCTTACTATATAAGTCACTTGGTTCATAGCGGCAAAATATGGCAATAGTGTAACACTGAGGATCAATATCGCCAGCGTCAATATTGCGATAATAGCTATGAAGTTTGCAACCATATTATCTGTGTAAGGCTAAATGAGCCATCAGATACGTTACACAGAAAAAACTAATTGCTACCAATACATTCATATATACTACTGGCATCTTAAACTCCTAGAGCTGCGCGTAAGTCAGCTACTAGCTTATTTAAATCTTCAGCCGCTTGATGAACATCAGCCATTAATTTTTGTACGTCATCTAAAGCAAGTTTGCCATCCGCTTGAAGCAGGGCTAAAGTTGCTGGGTTACTGAGCTTATTGGCCAATTCAACCAAATTACCTAAATTGCCTGCTAAACCTAGTATGTTTAATTCCGGTTTCAAATTGTCTGCCATATACCCTCCAAGGTAGTTATTTTGATTATTTCTTATTATACACGACAGTTTGTTTAGTTATTAATCATTTATAATGTTAAAATATCCTTAGTCAGTACGATTAGGAGTATTTCACTTGCCTATTATAGTTAATCCAAACCAAATCGATCCGTCTGCATTTACCGTACCGGCAGTCTATTTAGTCGTTCAACCTCCCCAAGCATCTATAACAGGCGCGCCTGCTTCAGTTGTTGGTCGGGTTGCCACAGCCTCCTGGGGTCCACTGAATAAGGCAACCCTTGTCGGGGATATGCAATCTCAAAATATTTTATTTGGACCTATCAGCAAGGCATCTTTGACTGATATCCATGATATGGCTACTGACACTTGGGCATCTTTACAGCAAGCCAGCCAGTTAGGACTGACAAATCAACAAGTACGCGTGTCTGATGGTACGGATGAGCAAGCCAGTTTAGTTCTTAATGATAATACGGCTGACACACAGACGTTATTAATAGGTGGAACTAAGACAACTGACGACGTCATGAATTTAGTGTTCACAAATAGTGCCATAACTGGCAGTCCGGTAACAGTAACTTATACGGTCTTAGTCGGTGATACACTTACAACTATTGCATTAGCATTAAAAAATGCGATCAATGCCAATACAGCTTTATCCGCAGCTGGAATCAAAGCTACGGTAGCCTCTATGACGATTACTGTGACAGCATCTACAGATTTAGATATAATTCCCGTCATTAGTTATACAGTTGGGGCTAATACTGAAACTGTTACTATTACGTCTCCCTCTGCCGTGATCGGTGGTACTCTTACCGCTCTCTATTCTGGCGTTCTTGGTAATGCAATCCGCTTATCGATTCTGCCTGGTACTAATTCCGCCTTAGTTAATGTTTTATTAACTGCATGGGCTGGCAAAGAACAAGAATATTACACGGCTTTGCCGAACACATCTGCCTTCTGGGCTGCTTTATCAGCCGTTCTATCCGGTGGTGCTGGTCCTACAGTTGCTTCATCGCAATTAGCACGGTTTGTTGTCGCTTCTTCTACTCACGGCCCGCAATTGCAAGTTGCTACTCCTTTAACGGGTGGCACTGACGGTCGCTCTGCTATTACATCGGCTCAATTAGTTGGTTCACCAACTGGCGGCGCAGGTGGTCAAGGCAGTGGTTTATACGCACTATTAAAATGTATTCCTACCGTTCAACAAGCGTGGTGTGTTGGATTAGATGATATGACCGTTGCTCCACTGATTCAGCAAATTGGCGCTCAAAGCGGCATCTTAATGGCTATCATTCAGCCAATTGATACTGATGTAACCACAGCAGTAGCTAATCTCAATACTTATGGCATCGATAATTATCAAGTCATGTGTTTTATAGATTGGCCTCAAATGTTCGATCCTATCAATAATGTTGCACGATACGTACCTCCAACCGGTCCTTTAGGTGGTCTATGTGCTTCATTAAGCCCAGAACAATCTCCATTAAATAAACAGCTTCAAGGAGTTATCACAACTTCTAGATTAGCTAATATTGGACCATATGATGATTCAGATGTTGGTTTAGCTAACACAAACGGCATTGCCCTAGTAAGCAATCCTATTGGTGCTGGTCCTCAATTTGGTTTCGTAACAGCTGTCAATACATCCTTAAACAACATCGGTACGGCTCCAATAGAATATTCGCGCATGACCAATTTCTTAATTCAATCTGTAGGCGCAAATCTTGGGCAATTCTTAGGTGCATTGCAATCACAACAAGTAGTTGATCCAGTACGTTCAGCTATTAAATCAAACTTAAATTCATTCATGGCACAACTGGTTGGCAATAGTCAACTGGATGCTTACCTTAATCTCTGTGAATTTAGCCTGACTAACAATAGCCCTGGCTATAATACTCCAACAACTATAGGCAAGCACATATGTAGTGTATTTACTGCTGCAACTTATAAAGCATCTATCTGGTATCTCTTATTCACCTTACAAGGCGGAACAACTGTAAGTGTTCAAAACATTGTTTCACCGCAGCCCGCAGCATAGGAGTTAAACTAACATGGCTTTTGCAAATATAACCGGAATGACAATTGGGCAAGATTTACGTCTTGTACTATTCACTCCTGTCTCCTTAGCCGGTGTAGCTGCTGGTGGTGGGTTTACATCCGATGCTCTGGGTCGCTTAGCTGGTTTCAATGCAGTACCGGTTATTCAAGAAGTAAACGGCGTTCCTTTGGATAATGGTGGAATACGCGTAGTGCGTAACATTTATCAAGGCTGGAACGGTGATATAGATTTTATCCGTTATAACGGCAATGCTTCATTGTTAATGGCATCTATTATGTCTATTTTCAATCAATTAGGTAATGAAAGTTACTTCAATATTGAAGCAGTTGTATATAACGTAATCTCTCAAACTACTGATACTTACACATTCTTAAATTGTGTTTTGTCTCAAATCAATAGTGGAGACTACCGCGAAATATCGCGCGTAGATCAACGCTTGCATTTTGAAGGACAAAATATGCTAATCAATGGTCAAATGCCAGTTGCTTTACCAACCTTGGCTAATTTGCCAGGGATCAACAATAGCATTCCTTAATGAGAAAACTATCCGAATTAATCACGGATATTGAAACAGAAATTAAGAATATCCCTGTCATTAATGCTGCCGTTCTTAACGTCATTGGTTTTGAAGTACAGCAAAAAGTTCAAGAAATGATTGGTACGCGCCAGATATTCTGGAAAGATTTAGCGGATAGTACGATTGCGACTAAGCGCCGAAAGGGTTGGGGTAAAGCTGGAGATCCCGGCAGCCCTCTATATGCTACTGGTGATTTTGAAAGAAGTGTTGAATATAAGGTTGTGGGCAAGAATAAGGTTAGAATATTCAGCGATGCTGAATCTGCACAGTATACAGAGCTGGGGACTACAAAGATGCCGCCACGTCCTGTCTTCAAACCAGCAGCTCAATTAGTGTTAAAATCATTTTTAACTACAAATACGATACAGGCGTTTTACTTACGTTCATTAAGATAGCTTAATTTTACCGACCTGTAATACTGCCTATAATTAGTTATCACTAATCCTATAGGAGTTACTAATGCCTGAAGTTGTATATAATCAAGAGCCAGAAACGCCAGTTGTTGTAGAGCCTGTAGTAGCCTCTCAGCTCCGCCCGGATGTCGAATTCCCCTTGCCTGATAAGCGTATCATCCGTATGGGTAAGCCCGCCGTTCCCTCCGCTATGCTGTTGCCCAGTATCATAGCTGGCATGTCCGATCCTGACAAAAAATCCGACCCAGCCCGTAACGAATTTAATGCTAGAATGGCTCTGTTTGTGCGTTCTATTGATGGTAAGCCTACGATATTACCTAGCTCCGCACCCGAAGTGGGACTGATACTTCAGCAACTTGGTGAAGATGGCTGCGACTTAGTTTTGGACGTTTATTTCAAGCATTTTGCTCCTTTAAATTCAGATCAGCTTGAAATCATAAAAAAGTAGCCAGCAGTGAATTTTTACAAGATGTTGCGTTTCTGATGCAACATGGCTTTAGTTTGACTGAAGCATGTGAGTTAGATCCTATTTTACGTCGGAGTTTTATCTATATCATCCAAGAGCAGAAGGGTGGAACGGTAAACTGGAAAACGGGAAAAATCAGTCATGAGTAGCTTGTGGATAATGTTGGAATTTCATGATACAATATACTAATGTTATCTAAATCATGCACTAAATGTCTGAAGATTAAAGAATCTAATCATTTTTATTCCCGGCGCGATAGAAATAGTGCCTTGAGTAGTTGGTGTAAAGATTGTACGAAAGACTATTCGCGTCAAAATCCCCGTCAAGTTGATCCGGCTAACCGAAAAATAATTCACAAAAGATATTATGATAAACATCCGGAGGCGCGTGTTCAGCATGTTATAACCAACCGTCAGCGTTTAGCCACCAAACGCCAATGTGGTTATTGCCTAACCTGCTCATCTAATCACTTACCACATAGCCAGTATTGCTTACTATGCTTATGTCAGCTACTAGTCAACACGTCATGCCAGCGGGCTAAGATAAGGTTAACACTCACGCAGAGAAAAAGCCTTGCGCTATTGTTATCAACCACCGTTCCGTTATATTGCCCATATACGCAAGAACCTATTGTTCCTGGTAAAAATTTACACTTAGATCATAAAATACCTATCAGTATCCGGCCTGATTTAGCAGCTGATATCAGTAATCTACAATGGGTATCTAAGGCGTATAATTATTGCAAGTGGGATATGACGGATGCTGAATTCGCCTCTAAATATACACTTATGTACATAGGCGATTAATCATGGAATCCATAGGAATCGAATTAGTTTTAAAACAGAACTTGGCAGCACAGCTCAAGACCATCCTGCCCATGCTGACTAAAATGAATAGTCAGTTCACGGCTATCAATAAATCTCTAGGTCAAATGGAAACCTTTCAGAATAATGCTAATCGCGGCTTCCAGCGCATGGCTAATCAGATGCAAGCAGTTAATGCTCAAAGTAAAGGCTTACAAACTATTAATCAACACGTTAAAGGCGTAGGTACAGCGGCTACTGGAGCTACCAGGCAGGTTAGTTTGTTAGGCGCTTCATTAGGCGGCTTGATGCGTACTCTTGGACCATTAGTGGGTATCTACAAGATTATGCAAGGCGTTGGTGCTGTTGGCACTTCGGCTTTAGATTTCGAAAAAGAAGCTAAGTCATTACAGCAAATAGGTTTAAGCGCCGATTTTCAAAAACGTTTAAGAGCCAAAACATTAGAATTAGGCTCTAATGGACAGTTTGCGATGTCCGGTGCTGATTTTATGCATACGTTCAAAGAAACCCGACTTTCTTCCAAATCGGATGAAGATGCTCTTAAAAATCTTCCATTCATAGGCACGATGGATATGAAATTACGCCAGGTAGATAAGGGTTTAACGGGACAAGCCAATTTATTGCCACGTTATTTTGAAAAGTTTTCTGCATTTACTGAAGCAAAGCAACATGAAGTAATGAACGACTTATTAAAAGTTATACAAGCATCAGGTGGAACTGTTACACCGGCTAATTTATTAATGCAATTAAACAGATCTGGTACTTCCGTGGTGGGTAGTGATCCCTTAAAGGAAATGACTGAACAGGCCTTATCATTAAAAGAATCTGGCGCAGGCTCAGGTGGAAAAGGCGGCGGGGGAGGTGGCGTTGGCCGGGGTGGATCGGGCAGGCAAGCAATAGATCGCATTATAAACTTAGGTGTTATGCCTCCCGCTATGGTGACTATGATGACGCGCGGTGGCATGTTCGATGAATGGCCTACTAGTGGCAAGAAAAAAGGCGGGCATCAATTCGATTTAACTGATGCGTCCGGTCATCATGTCCTACATAATGGCGGCCGTGGTGGATTAGGATCGGGCAATTTGAGTACTAGTGAAGTGAAATCATTATTGGTTAGTAAACGCCCGCCGTGGATGATTCAAGATGCCAATGATCCTTATCAAATCGCACTGGATTTTTTAGCTGGTGCAGATCAATTAGGTGGTAATAAATTGAAGGGTAGTTTCTTGGAAACGAAAGCCGCGCATATTGCCCATTTCAGTAAGCGTCCAGTTAATGAACAGAAATACTTATATGGTCAGATTATGGGCGGTGCCAAAATGACTGGTATCGATTTTAATATGGAGCGGGTGATTGGCAGTTATCGTCAACAACATGATATTTTTGCAAAAAAAGTAGGTGAACAGGCGGGGTTGGGATCTTCAGGACAATTATCTATAGCAGATCGTTGGGATAAACTGA